GCTGGCATTAAAGAAGAACTGGCGCAGCAGTATGCTGTTGCGTTCGAAGAAGAAATGAAGGAAGTCAAAGAGTCACTCGCAGAGCGAGTTGATTCTTACCTTGAGTACGTTGCTGATGAGTGGTTCTCTGAGAACGCTCTCGCAATCGAAAAAGGACTTCAATCCGAAATGACTGAGAGTTTCCTCTCAGGCATGAAGGAACTTTTTGAAGCACATTATGTAACCATCCCTGAAGATAAATATGATGCTTTCGTCGGTATGACGAACAAACTTGATGAAATGGAGACAAAACTCAACGAGCAACTTGAGAAAAATATTTCACTGAACAAGCGTCTCTCCGAGGCCAATGCTAGTGGTATCTTAGATCAAATCTCTGAAGGTCTTGCACAGACCCAGAAAGAGAAGCTCGCCTCACTTGCCGAAAGTGTAGAGTTTGAAAGTGAAGCACAATATCGTGAAAAACTGGAAACACTCAAGGAGTCATATTTCAACTCCAAGAAAGAGTCTTCCGTTGCTAAGACTGAATCAATTTCTGAAGGTGTAGATTCATCACCAGCGTCAATCACTGGTTCAATGGATCAATATCTGAAGATGATGAATTCATTCAAGCATTCCTGAATTTAACATTAAATCAAACGTAAACTAATTAAAGGTAAACCAAATGTTCCAATCAGAGCATCTGGTAGAAAAGTGGGCCCCTCTTCTTGAGCATGAGGGATGCGAGTCAATCAAAGACAACCATCGTAAGGCTGTAACCGCTGTTCTGCTGGAAAACCAAGAGAAATTCTTAAAAGAGCAAAATGCTTTCGCTCAGTCAGGTTCATTCCTGAGCGAGCAACCCACCAACGCTTTAGGTAATGGTGGATTCACAGGCGGTGCTGCTGATGCAGGCCCTGTTGCTGGTTTCGACCCCGTACTGATCTCCCTGATCAGACGCTCTATGCCTAACCTGGTCGCTTATGACTTGGCTGGCGTTCAGCCTATGTCTGGTCCTACTGGACTCATCTTCGCGATGCGTTCTAAGTACAACGATCAAACCGGTCCAGAAACCTTCTTCGACGAAGTAGACACTGCATTCTCTGGTCAGAATGCAACTGGTGACAGCTTCAACGGACACTCCGGTGCTACCGTTGGTATGGGTACAACCGCACAAGGCGGAACCAACCCAGGCCTGCTGAATCCAACCGCAACCGCAACTGAGACTGACTATAATGTTGGTCAGGGTATGCGTACCGATGATGCTGAGTCACTAGGCACATCAGGTAACGAGTTCAACGAAATGGCATTCTCAATCGAGAAGGTCACCGTAACTGCTAAGAGCAGAGCTCTGAAAGCAGAATACTCCTTAGAACTCGCACAGGACCTCAAGGCAATCCATGGTCTGAACGCTGAAGCGGAACTCGCCAACATTCTCTCAACTGAGATCTTGGCTGAGATCAACCGTGAAGTCATCAGAACCATCTACAAGACTGCTGAGCAAGGTGCTACTGCAAACACTGCTACTTCAGGTATCTTCGACCTGGACGTTGATTCCAACGGTCGCTGGAGTGTAGAGAAGTTCAAGGGACTGATCTTCCAAATCGAGCGCGATGCTAACGCAATTGCACAAAGAACTCGTAGAGGAAAGGGCAACATCATCATGTGCTCCGCTGACGTTGCTTCAGCTCTGACACATGCTGGTATGCTCGACTACACACCTGCTCTGAATGCAAACCTGAATGTCGATGACACAGGTAATACATTTGCTGGTGTTCTTAACGGTCGCTACAGAGTCTACATCGATCCTTATTCAGCAAACGGTGCTGCTTCACAGTACTATGTTGTTGGTTATAAGGGCACTTCCCCTTATGACGCTGGTCTGTTCTACTGCCCATATGTACCCCTCCAGATGGTACGTGCAGTTGGAGAGAATACCTTCCAACCTAAGATCGGCTTTAAGACTCGTTACGGAATGGTCGCTAATCCATTCGCTGAGGGTCTTTCACAAGGTCTCGGAGCTCTTACAACAAACTCCAACCGTTACTACAGACGTGTTCGTGTTAACAACCTCATGTGATCTAAATTCACAAGGTTCTATAGAGGGGGGTCGAAAGACCCCCCTTTTTTTATCTAAATAATTCAAAAAATATGACAACCTCAAATTTTTTAAATAACCAGCAAGAGAATAAAAATTTCTTATCACCAGTAGGTTTTAAGTTCTCTTTGACCAGGGCTAAAAAGGTTGACTTCTTTTCCAATACGGCTAACATTCCTAGTTTGGATCTTGGAATTGCTACTCAACCAACTTACTTGAGAGATACTCCAATTCCTGGAGATAAGATTAGTTTTGGTGATTTTGATCTAGAATTTATTGTAGATGAAGACTTTGAAAATTATCTAGAGATCCATAATTGGATAAGAGGACTTGGATATCCAAAAGATGTTGGAGAATACCAGAGACTAATGAGCAAAAGACAGGAAGAATTCTCAACCAGGTCTACTAAAGAATTGAATAATATGTATTCTGATGGTTCTCTTTTTATCTTAAACAGCAACTTTCAACCCAATATTGAGATTAGATTCAGTCAGTTATTTCCATATACACTGAGTACTTTACAATTCAACGCAAAGGATACAGATTATGACTACTTTACAGCAAGGGTAAGTTTCAAGTATACTATATTTGACATGTATGATATGAGGGGCAATTTATTATCATGAGTTTTGATCTTGACAAGATTCAAGAAATGTGGGAAAAAGATGCTAAAATTGATATGGACAATCTCCATACAGAATCAACCAACATTCCCTCACTTCATGCAAAATACTTCGAAATATATAATACCATATTCTTACTAAGAAAGAAAGCAGAGCAGCAAAGAAAAAACATCAGACATGAAAGATACGAATATTTTAGTGGTAAAGCTGACCCAGATATTTACATAGACAATCCATTTCCAAAGAAAATTAGAGATAAGGATACCATGCAAAAATACTTAGATGCTGACGAAAAACTATCCGGAGTATGTTTAAAGATAGATTATTATGATACTATGCTAGTATATGTTGAGAGTATTTTGAAACAGATTTCTAATCGAACTTATCAAATCAAAAACTCTATAGAATTTATGAGATTTAATTCGGGGTTAGGATGATGAATGAGGATTTCATGGAAGAAGATTTTTATACCATAGAAACTCCAATACAAGGAGTTAGGATCATACACAAAGCATTATCAATTGCTATTGATAAATGGCCTGGCGGAGATCCAGAAGAACAGCAAGCTCTTATAGACATGAAAGATAATTTTTTTAGAATTTTATTGGATCATCAATTCAATCGTACAGATATAGATAGACCTGACGACATCTAATAAATACAGTCAGATGCGTTAGCCATCGTGATTGATACAACAGCAAATCTTGTTATATCCAAATCTAACGAAGTATTTTTAAAAATTAATACAGAACCTCATATTGAGTATGAGTTAAGAGATCATTTCAAATTTGAAGTTCCAAATGCAAAGTTTATGCCACAGTATCGTGGTAGGAATTGGAATGGAGAAATACATTTATTTGATATGAGATCTAAGCAGATCTATGTTGGTCTGTTGGATAAGATTGTCAATTTCTGCAATCAATACGGATATACTTATAAATTCGAAGATAATAAATTCTACGGAACACCTTATGAGGAGAATGATCGTATATCATTCGAAGGTGTCAAAGATTATATGAGCTCTATCTGTTCTCACTCTCCGAGAAATTATCAGATTGAGGGAGTATATGGTGCGCTAAAGCACAATAGAAAGCTATTGATAAGTCCCACTGCTTCTGGCAAATCTTTGATGATTTATTCTCTTGTAAGATATTACGTAGACCAAGGTCAAAAAATCCTACTAGTTGTTCCGACGACAAGTCTAGTAGAGCAGATGTATAAGGACTTTCAAGATTATGGTTGGAATGCTGATTCATACTGCCACCGTATCTATTCTGGTAAAGAGAAAAGTAATGACGCTCCGGTAACAATTACAACTTGGCAATCTGTATATAAATTGGAGAGATCATTTTTTGAAGACTACAATGTAGTTATAGGAGATGAAGCTCACCTATTTAAGAGTAAGTCTCTTATACAGATTATGACCAAGTTACACCATGCCAAGTATAGATTTGGGTTCACTGGTACTTTAGACGGTACACAGACGCATAAGTGGGTCTTAGAGGGACTATTTGGTCCATCATACAAAGTCACCAAGACAGAAGAATTAATGAGACAAGGCCATCTGTCTCAATTAGACATACAATGTCTTGTATTAAAACATCCACCACAAACATTCAATGTCTATGAAGATGAGATTCAATATCTTATCAATCATGAGCAGAGGAATAACTTCATCAAAAATTTAACACTTGATCTTAAAGGGAATACACTTGTTCTTTTCCAGAGAGTCGAAAGCCATGGTGCAGTACTCTATGAAAAGATAAATAACAACAAGGGTGAGAACCAAAAGGTATTTTTTATA